GCCGCCGGTCGAAATGGCGGTCCTCGACGAGTCGTCCGGATCGGGCGGCGCGCTCATCGTGCCGGACTATTCACCTGGCGTGATTCCGCAGTTGTTCCGGCCGGCGCTCGTCGCCGATTTGATGGCCTCGGGCAGCACCGAGTCCAACGTCATCAACTACATGAAGGAAACCAACTTCACCAACGGCGCGGCCTTCGTACTCGAGGGCGCGACCAAGCCGGAGTCCTCGCTCGTGTTCGCGGCGGCCTCGGCGCCGGTGCGCAAGGTGGCGCATTACATCGTGGTCACCGAGGAAATGCTCGAGGACTCCGCGCAGATTCGTTCCATCATCGACGCGCGGCTGCGCACCGGCCTCATGCTCGTCGAAGACAGCGGGCTGCTCAACGGCGACGGCATTGCGCCGAATCTGCTCGGCCTGATGAATCTGCCGGGGCTCACGCCGGATCTGCCGCGGGGCGCCGACAGCAACGCCGATGCGATGTTGAAGCAGGCCACGATCATCGCCACCACGACCTTCGTCATGGTCGATGGCTTCGTCATTCATCCGTCCAACTGGCAGACGGTGCAGCTCACCAAGACGGCCGCCGGCAACTATCTGGGGACCGGGCCCTGGGCCGCGCCGCAGTCGCCCGTGCTGTGGGGTCTGCGCGTGGCGGTGACGCCGTCGATCGCGGCCGGCACGTCGCTGGTCGGCGCCTATGCCACCTGTGCGCAGGTCTTCCGCAAAGGCGGCATTCGGGTCGAGGCGTCCAACAGCCACTCGACGTTCTTCGTGGAAAACAAGGTCGCGATTCGCGCCGAGGAACGGCTGGCGCTCGCGGTCTATCGCGAGGCGGCGTTCGGCAAGGTCACCGGGCTCGCGTAGTCCGCGCGGAGTGAGGAGAGGACAGCACCATGCCACAACCACGCTACGACGCCGCCAGTAACTCCTACGTGTTCGGCAACGATCCGAACGCGGATCGCGTGTACACGACCAACGGGTTTATCGCGAAAACGTCCGGCGTACATGCGATCGCGAAAACCAGCGCGGCGACGATGGTGCTCGATCCACCGACCGCGGCCGAGGAAGGCACCCGGCTGATCATCGTCGCTCGCACGGCCTTTCCGCACACGGTCACGATTGCCGCCGGCATCGGCGGCCGCGGCGGCAGCTTCGATGTACTCACGTTCGCGGCGGTCGGCGACTCGATCGAACTGCTTGCCGACAATTTGCAGTGGGTGCCGGTGGGTGCGCCGTTCGGAGTCGTGTTCTCGTGAGCTGCTTTCCCGATCCGGGGCCGTGCCCGGTGTGTGATGCGCCGCACACCTCGTGCAATGGCGTGATCGTCGCGCCGGTCCCGGTCGCGCCGGTGCCGGCCGGCGTGTTCACGACCGCGACCTATCGGCGCTGGCCGCGTGTGAGGGCGTGATGGCGGATCCCTGGCTGTCGGCCAGCACGAGTGCGGCCCTGACGCTGGCCGAGGCGAAAGCGCATTTGCGGATTCCGGCCGATGCGACCGACGAGGATACCGACATCCAGAGCCGGCTGGATGCGGCGCGGCAGTATGTCGAAGTGCGGGCGCAGCAGGATTACAGCGTGAGCTGTCCGGAGCCGGCGCGGCTGGCGATCCTGCTGCTGCTCGATCACTGGTGGGAACATCGCGCGGCGGCCGATAGCGCCTCGATCGCGCCGATTCAGCCGGGCGTCGATGCCCTGTTGTTCCAAGTGGAACCGGTGACGCTCGTATGAATTTGGCCGGATCGTTTCGGCATCTCGTGACGCTCGAACAGCCGGGGCCCTCGGTGCCCGATGGCGAGGGCGGATTTACGCAGAGCTGGGACGCGCTCGATCCGAGTCCGGTCAAGGCGTCGATCGTGCCGCCGACGGTGCGGAATGCGGAACGGTTCGGCGCCAGTACGGTCATCACGTCGCACAGCCGGATCGTGACGTGCTGGTATCACCCGGGCATCACGACGAAGACCCGGCTCACGTTTCGCGGGCGCGTGATGGATGTGCTGGGCGTGGTGAATCCAGAGGAGCGGAACGAGCTGACGGTGCTGCTCTGCAATGAGGTCGAGACATGAGTCAGAACCAGCTCACGATCACCGGCCTCGCGGAACTCAAGGCGGCGCTCGCGGCCCTGCCGCGCGAGCTGGCGGACGAGGGTGCCGCGATCATCGTCGGCCATGCGACGCATGCGGCCACGCAGATTCAGGCCGCCTATCCCACTGGGCCGACAGGCAACCTCGTCCGGGGCGTCAAGGTCGAGGTCCAGACCTCGCGATTCGGCACGCAGGCCAAGGTGATCAATCGCGCGCCGCACGCCTACTGGTACGAGAACGGCACGGAGGCGCGGCACTATACCGGGCCGTGGAAACACGGCAAGTTTCTCGGCAAGGCGCGACCCAAGCATGTGTTCGTGCCGCGCGTGATCAAGGAACGGCGCGCGATGGAACAGTCGTTCGTGGGGCTGCTCGAGGCGCATGGGCTCATGGTGATCCGTGGCTGACTACGGCGCGGTCGATGGCGCGGTCGTCTCGGTGCTCCTGGCCGATGCCGCCTTGATGGCGATCGCGCCGGATGGCGTCTTTATCGACATCTCGCCCAGCGGGAGCACGCGATTCGTGATTGTCTCGCGGGTGCCCGAGGCCGATATGGGGCGGATGTTCGGGGCCGATGCCTACGCGCAGCTTTCGTATCTGGTCAAGGTCGTGGATAAGAACACGAGCGGCACGAAGGCCGTGCAAGGGGCCGCGCGCATCGATGCGGTGCTCGTGGGCCAGCCGTTGCCGCTCACGGGCTACCAGCACATGCAGACCGAACTGGACGATCCCGTGCGCTTCGTCGAGACGGACGACGACGAGCCCGATACGCGATGGCAGCATGCCGGCGGCCGGTATGCGGTCTGGGTGAGTCCCGCGTGATGCATCCCCAGGCGCACACGTTTGTCGTGCGGGCGGCCGAAGCGTATCGCGCCAGCGGGCCCGTGTACGAGATCGGCAGCCGGAATATCAACGGGTCGATTGCGCGTGTTTCCGCCCGACGGGTATCTCGGCATCGATCTGCAGGACGGGCCCGGCGTCGATGTCGTGGCCGATGCCGCGACGTTCCGGCCCGATCGACGGTTTGCGACGGCGGTCTGTTGTGAAGTCCTCGAGCATACGCCGGAAGCCGAGGCCATCATCGCCGGTGCGGCGGCCGCGCTCGCGGTCGGGGGCCTGTTGATCGTGACGTGCGCGGGCGAAGGGCGGCTGCCGCATTCGGCGGTCGATGGCGGGCCGCTCCGACCGGGCGAGTACTACCAGAATCGCACCGAGGCGGATCTTGAAACGTGGGCCGCGGCCGGCGGCATCGCGCCGCTCGCGCGGCCGTATGAGCCGGGGCCGGGCGATGTGTATTTCGTCGGACGCAAGGGGCGGGCGTGAAGATCCTGCTAATTCATCCGGGCGCGTCGTACTCCACGGCGGATGTCGAAGCGGGCCTGCGACACGGGCTGGAAGCCGGCGGGGCCGAGATCATCCAGTACCGGCTGGATGGCCGGATTGCCGAGTCGGCGCGGTGGCTGACGGCCGCCTGGCGGCGGAGGCGGAACACGGATCCGGCGCTGGTGAAACCGACCGCCGCCGATGTCTGCTATCGCGCCGGGTTGGAAGCGATTCCGCTGGCGCTGCGGCATCAGGTGGATGTCGTCCTGATTGTCTCGGCCACCTTGCTGCATCCGGATGTCGTGGTGCTGCTCAAACGTGCCGGCCTGCGGGTGGTGGTCGCGTTCACCGAATCGCCCTACGACCTCGACCAGGAGCTGGCCGTCGCCCGATTGGTCGATGGCTGCTGGACCACGGAGCGGTCGTCCGTGGAGGCCTTCCGGGCCGTCACGGCGCGGGCGGGGTACTTGCGCCATGGCTGGCACGACGCGCGACACACGGCCAGTCCGGGGGCCGAAGACGCCACGGTGGCGGCGCACGACGTGGTGTTTGTCGGCACGGCCTTTCGCGAGCGGGTGGCCTGGCTCTCGGCGATCGACTGGACCGGCATCGATCTGGGTCTCTATGGCGCGTGGGAGAGTCTGGGCAGCCGGTCGAAGCTGCGGCGGTTTGTGCGCGGAGGCATCGTGCCGCCAGCGACGACGACGGCCTTGTACCGACGGGCGAAAATCGGCCTCAACCTGTACCGGGCGGCGCCCACCGCGCACGCGGAATCGCTCAACCCGCGGGCGTATGAACTGGCGCGCTGCGGCGTGTTTCAGGTGAGCACGCCACGGGCCGAAGTGGCTGAGGTGTTCGGCGACCTGGTGCCCGTGGTCGAGACGCCGGCCGAGGGCACGCGGGTATTGCGGCACTGGCTGGCGGATGAGGCGGGCCGGCATGACGTGCAGGCGCGGGTGCCGGCCTGCGTGGCGGATGCATCATGGGTCGCGCGGGCGGCCGATGTTCTGACGGATCTGAATGGGCTGCTGCTCGACCGGGCGGCATAGCGAGGAGATTGCACAATGGCGAGATACCACGGCGGACGATCGATTGCTTACATCGCAGTTGGCGCGGGCACCTCAGCGGTCGCCGTGTCCCTCTCGCAATGGTCGCTCAATTCCACCGCAGACACCGTGGATGTCACGGCGTTCGGGGACAGCAACAAGCAATACGTGCAGGGGCTGAAGGACATGTCCGGGTCGCTCTCGGGCTGGTTCGATTCTGCGGATGACTGGCTGTTCGCGGGCAGCGAATCGACGACGGGCGTGACGATGGCGCTCTATCCGTCGCGGGATCTGATGACGTGCTTCCATGCCGGGCCGGCGTTGATGAGCGCCGCGATCGACGTGCCGGTGAGCGGCGCCATTTCCATCAAGAGCGATTGGAAGGCGACCGGCCCGTGGACGCGCAATTTCTGAGGCCATGATCTCGGGGGCCGAAGGCGCGATTCGGTGGGGCTATTACACGGCCAGCACGGTCAAGCACTGGTCGATTGAAACGGTCGAGGGCGTGCAGACGTTGCGCGGCACGCTCGAAGCCGTCGATGCCTTCCGCATCGCGCAGCGCCCGCTGCTGTTCGTGGTGACGCGGGCGGCGCATGTCTGGTCCTGGCCGATTGAGACGATCACGATCGACGGAGCGCAGGGGATAGCGCGATTGGGGGCGCAAGTCTGATGGCGGATCGTTTCACGAAGCCGGAAACCGTGCGGCTCGCCTTGACGGACGGTGACTACATCGACGTGAAAAAGCGGCTCACGCATGGCGAGCGCGAGGACATGTGGGCCAGCATGGCTCCGCTCGTCGAATTCGGCCGCCCGATGCAGATCCAACGGAAGGAACTGCGGACGACGCGCGTGCTGGCGTATCTGGTCGGCTGGTCGCTGACCAATAACGGCGCGGTGGTGCCGATGTCGCCCGACCTGCCGGAATCGGCGCGGGTGGCGACGCTGCGGAGCCTGGCCCCGGAAGCCTTCGACGAGATCCATGCGGCGATCGTCGCGCACGAGGATGGTGTGGGGGAGGCCACAAAAAAAGCCCCGGCGACCGAGAGCGCATCGCCAACACTCTGAGGATCGCGCTGCATTGTCATTGGCGGTATGAGGATGTGCGGAACCTGCCCGAGCATGTCTACGACGTGCTGCTCGAATTGTTGAACTCCGAAGCTCGAGAATAGTCAGGCGGCATTGTGGCGCAGCTTACCGGCACACTGAAGGGGGATTTCTCGAGTTTTCAGGATGCCGTGGCGAAGGCCGAGGCGTCGCTGAAGGGGTTTGAGTCAGGCGCGGGCAACGTCGAAAAATCGCTCAATCGCATGTCGGATTCCCTATCCGGCGTCAAGATCATCCAGCAGGCCACGCTCGCGGCCAAGGCCGTCGAGGAAATCGGCGACGCCACGATGCTGACCGACAAGGAATTGCAACGGCTCGGCGCGACCGCGCAGGAGGCCGCCGCCAAAATGCGGGCGCTCGGAAAAGACGTGCCCCACAACATCCAAGCCATCGCGGATGCGGCGGAAGCGGCGAGGGAAAAGACCAACTTTTTCAACGACTCGATGTTGCAGATGGCGTCGGCCTTCAGCATCAGCTCGCTGGTCGAGCGCACCGTCTCGGGCCTGGTCAATCTCGGCAAGTCGGCCATCGACAACGCCGGCAAGCTGGTCGATATGAACGTGAAAACGGGCGTCTCGATCGAAGGCCTGCAGCGCATGGGGTTTGTCGCCGAGCATACGTCCACCACGGTCGAGGCCTTCGCCGACGTGATCTTCAAGATGGGCACGAACGTCGAGAAGGGCTCGAAGGAAACCGTGCAAGCCGTCGAGAAGATGGGCATCTCCTTTAAGGATTTCAGGGCCCAAAGTCCGGAGGAACAATTCAATACGCTGGTGGCGAACGTAGACAAGCTGGGGCCGGCGGGCGTCCGCAATGCCGATCTCGTCGCCATCGGCGGCAAGGCGGTCGGCGAGGCGATCTCGGGCATGGTCGATGGCTATGAGCGGCTGGCCTCGCAAGCGACGGTGACGGGCGCGGAACAGATTAAAGCGATCGACATGGCGTCGGAAAAGTACGATGAATTCCTCGCCAAAATGTCCACGGGGATGACGCGTACCGCGGGCAACGTGATCATCCTCACCGAGGCGATGTCCAACAATAAGATCAGTTGGGCGCAGTGGTTTGAAGTCGTCTCGATGAAAGCGGGGCCGGCGCAAGATGCGGCCATTGCCAAGCTGGGGCTGGTCGGCAAGACGATCGCCGATCTCACCGAGGACCAGAAACAGTACATCAAGACGCAGACCGAACTCGGGACCTCGCAGGAAACGATCATTCGGATGGTCGGCGCATCGGCGGAAGCCATCGAGGCCTACCAAAAGTCGCTACAAAAGACGGTCGTCGTCCATCACAAAACGGCGGAAGAACTCGCGGCCGAAGCCAAGGCGCTCGCGGACGCGGCCGCGGCGGCGAAAAAGCACGGCGCGGCCCTGGATGCGCTCATTGCGGGGAACGAAAAAGTCTCGAGCACGACGCGCGAGATCATCGTGCATCTGCTCAAACAAGGGCAGGCCCAAGGCGACATTGCCGAGGCGCTGGGCGTGCATGCGGTGCTCGT